CTAAACCTCTAAGATATCCTTGTTCAGCCTTACTCTTTACTGCATCACGTAGTGACTTGAGTGCTGGCATCTTTTTAAGAAAAGAGTTCTTTACTTTCTTTCCTATTGACGGACCCTTCCCAAGGATCGAGCCAATCTTTTCATCCCCTGCTCCATAGCAAAGTGCGTAGATGAAAGTCTTTGCTGCATCCCTCGTTGGAAGTCCTGCAGCTTCTTGATTGACCGTGTGTATATCCCCATGAAGAAGCTCTTTACCGTATGCACCACCGTCATAATGAGCCATATAGTGAGCCAAACACCGCAGTTCAAGACCAGATACATCACATCCCAAAAGGGAAAATCCTGGATCTGCTTTAAAAAGCGTTCTGCACTCGACCCCATAGGGTGCTTTAACGCTCGGTACTTGAGCCGTGTTCGGATACGAATGAGTGCAACGACTTGTGACTGCCCCCATTGTGTTGACCCTGCCATGAATCCTTCCGTTCTTTTCAAGTTTGAGCCATGCCTGTGCTCCCTCTGCCAACTGTCCGATCCGTTTCTGGATCATGAGATACTCACTCATCAGTTTTGCTTCGGGATAACTCAGGCTTGACAGGATTTTCTCATCAACCTTGGGTTCGCCAGTAGCAGTAAAGTCCTTAGGAATCCATCCCCTAAGTTCCTTAAGTCTCTTGGCGATATGCTGACGAGAACTAGGATTAAACTGAACGATGTTGATCTTATGGTAGAGACCTTTCTTTCGTGGTCCCTCATCCAGTACCCAAGATCCAAAAGCAGACCGCAGCTCAGAATGGAGTGACTGTCTGCGGTCCACCAATGTACCGTAAAGCTTCACTGCTTTAGCGGTATCAAAAGGAAATCCATATCGTTCTTGGTTATAGCATATTGCTGCAATCCTGTGCTCCAGTTCTAAAGCACGTTCTTGACCTTTCACATCTATGGATCTCCACAACTTCTCAGTAAGATCTACATCTCTCTTACAGTACTCCTTCATCTCATCGGTGTACTGATCCCATGCCCCTTCCTGTTCTCCATAGTCACCCTTATGAAAATCAAAGCGTTCCCCCCATGCCTTGAGTGAATGGGAACCATGAAGTTTTGCATCTAGTTTACGTTTCTTATGATCACGGTCCCTTAAGTCTGGGAACATTAACCTTGAGAGGATCAAGGTATCGGTGACCTGTTCAATAGGTATTGTCCAATTGAATAACTTGCGGAGTACCTCAAGGTCATACCCTAGTATATTATGCCCAATGAGATGATCGGACTTAATTTTTTCCAGTAAATATTTGACCTCTGAATGTCCTCTGGCAATGTGGAGTTGACCAGTATCGGCATCCTTACATATCATCAGATGTACATATTGTACATCATCAAGTAACCCATCAGTTTCAATGTCCATTACATACTGTTTCATAACGTCCTCTCTCTGGAGTAACTTAAGTTTCACTACTCCCTTATTGGGAGAGGTGAATGTTAGAAATCCTCTACCTACTCACGATAGAAGATGTGATCCCCGATCTCGATTGTCTTCTTCAGTTTCTTAGCCCACCACGGAGCAACATATGTCGCATGATAATGAGTTGCACCAAGGGTGACTTGTTTATCCTGATTCAGGATTGCAAGTAACCCGATTTCTTTACATTTCTGATACATCATTTGTGAACGAACGATTTCAGGTTTTCCGTCACAGTAGAAGGAGAACTGACAGAGTTTATAGATATGAGTTGTACGTTGCTTCACCACTTCACATATCGAGTCGGGAAACTTATCGGATCTGACCCGATTAAGGATCACTTCTGCAACAGCATACTTACCGAGTGACGGTTGAGTAACTGCTTCAAAATAAATAGCTCGTGTGAGACAAGTTAGTGAATCTGAGTTATAATGTTCGACATTAATTTTTATCGGAACAGGATGGTATTCACGCACAGGATTTGCGTGTATGAAGGTAGTAAATAAAATGAGAACAAGAGTGAAAATAATTTTCATAATGATCTTTTGTGTTCGCTTTAGAAATCCTGGTTTTCAGTCTCAACCACAGGATCGAACTCAACTTCACTCATTCTTCCTGTCTCTTTAGAATAGAATAGGTGGGATGCTATACCTGTCTCTCCTGTCCATCGATTCTTCAGGATTCTTACTGATGTCTTGTCTGGTTCATCACCTTGCTGGTTTCTTTCGCAACCAATAACGATGTCACTTAGCTGACCTAAGGAATGACTACCTCTGAGTTGGCTAAGACTTGTCTTGGTTCCTTCTTCGTGTCCCTTGTCACCGCTTGGTCTGCGTAAATGACTCACGAGTATTAGTCCACATTGGACTTCTTCAACAAGTGATCTGAGTCTGGTCATTGTGTAATCGATCATCCTGCGTTCATCACCTCCTTCAATACCTGAGATGACAATACTTATGTGATCAAGGATGATGTACTCACAGTTGAGTCCTCGTACCATGTAACGGATACGAGATAGAAGGTTGTCTATTTCAGTGCTTCCCCAATGGTCATAGAAGTATAGTTTTCCAGTACCAAGAGTATGCTTAAACCCTTCCTCAAGTTCTTCTTTTGTAGGCTTGTAATGCTGTAAATGAATAGGCTTGTTAAGGTACAAACCCATGAACCCTAAGGCACTACGTTTGTTGTTTTCTTCTAACGCTATGTACCCTACAGTTTTCTCTTGTAGTATGAGATGGTACGCTAACTCACGGCACAGTTGGGACTTCCCTATCCCTGACCCTGCGGTGACGGTAACTATCTCTCCCTTACGTATCCCAAGAGTCTTATCGTTAAGACCTTGGTAAGGATAATCGCAGGACTCGCTGGTATCTTCAGTAGATATTAAGTCCCATAGATCCCTGCCATCTACAATCCCATCTGGACGGTAGACCTTTGCTCCCCATATAGCATCCACCAACTCTGAACTTCTGTTCTCCAGAAGCATATCATTGGCATCCTTTAGTGGGAGTTTACATACCTTTGCTTTTCCTGGTTGGAACAGGGAAACACACTCCTCAATGGCTTTAATACCAGCTTCATCATTGTCAAACATAAGGACAACGGATTCAAACTTCTCAAGCCATTCAAGTTGTTTAGCAAGAGCTTTCTTTGCTCCTGCTGCCCCATTAGGTAGTGATACCACAGGCCATTTGTTTCCCTGAACTTGGGAGACAGAGAGGGCATCTAGTTCCCCCTCTGTTATGACGATCATCTTCCCTCCATCTCTCCAAAGATGCTGACCATATAGACCAGCTTCTTTAGTCTCACCAATGAAGAGAAAATCCTTTGAAGGAAACCGTAGTTTCTGGGCTACAATGTTTCCAGTTGTGTCCTTATAGTTTGCAATCTGTACGTTCTTACCCATGTGAGTACCTACTTGATACCCCCATTTCTCTGCGGTCTCTTTGGTGATCCCTCGTTTGGTAAGAGGAATGTACTCACCCTTTACAAAATCCATAGACACTCCTTTGTCAACTACTTGGTTATCGTTTTCATAGTAGTTACACCCGAAACACCAAGCGTGTCCGTCATCGTAACGTGCTAGGTTGTCCCTAGATCCACATGATGGACAAGCTTCATGCCCAATGAACTCACTGTTGCTCGTGATCTCCTTCATCATCATCATCATCTTCTACTTCCTCCGTATCGTCATCGTAGAAGTTCTCGTCCTCAAAGAACCCATTCCCTTCACTGTCCAGACCAGATCCATCGTCATACACAGCGGCAATCTTATTGACATAAGAAAAACCACAGGCATTTAGGAATGAAGTGAATTGTCTCAGAACATCGCCAAGATATTCTGAACGCATTTCCATTTGGACTGATAAGTTATCTAGTCCATCATGCTTAAAGGTGAACGAGTTATCGTTGTTCCACCAATCATCTGTTCTATCTCTTAGTTTCATTATGTTTAAACCATGAATACACGTTAAATCCCGGACAACCTACTGTGTCATCCAAGTCCTTATGTCCAACCACGGTAGCCATAGGGTATTTTTCTCTTAATTGATGAATTAAATCTGAAAGACTTTGTATTTGTTTTCTTGAAAAATTTTTCTCATAAATATTTGGGTCTTTTCTGTTTACTCCACCGATAAGGACAATACCTATGGACCTTTCGTTGAACCCCTTCAGGTGCATCCCTACTTGATCCAGTTGTCTTCCAGAAACAATCTGTCCATCAACTTCAATCACGTAGTGATACCCAATCTCAAGAAACCCTAGTTGCCTATGTTTCTTTTCTAAGTACTCTTTATTTATCCTCTTTCTAGGAGGAGTGGCAGAGCAATGAACCACAATGTAATCAGTCTTTTTTCTGCTCATTTATCCATTCCTTGGGAACCTCAGTTTCAGCGTACTGTATGCCGTATTTCTCACACCAATCACGACATGTCATCTTGCTTCCTTGAACTCTTGCATCGAGTTTCATAAACAGCATCCGTATGTCTAAGTCAGGATGTTGTTCTTTTAGAAGACGATGTTTACGCTGGTCACTGCTTCTAAAGTACCCTTTGGCTTCCACAAGGATGCCATTAGGAAGGATAAAATCTGGTTTGTAGTTCTTTTCCACGATGTATGGGATTGCCTGAGACTCATAAGTAAACTTAACTCGTTTCCTTGTGAGCGACTCAGCAACCCTCATTTCAAACTTACTTCTATATTTAGAAGTCTCCTGACTCTTCTTGGACCGTTTCGGTCTGCGAGTAGTTCTCCTTCTCATCTGCTTTGATTGAGTCAGCAGAGAACCCTTCTTCGGAATTGAATCCTGTCTGATTTGGATCGTATTCGACCAGATCAAGAACTTGGACCCCAGACAGATCTACTGAGACTCCTGCTCCAATTGGTGCAGTGTAGAGTCTCGTGGTGTAACTCACTCTCACCTTAGATCCGTTCCCGATAAGGACAGACTTAGGTATAGGTTGCAGTTTGCTATCTACAACATTCACGCTAGTCTTCCACTCCTGACCAGTACGAG